TGCCAGGGATAATGTGACGGATTGGACTGACATTTGCAAGATTCCCGCGTGTTTTTCGGCGTGTCTAAGGCTTCGGGTGATCCTTCAAATGCTCAATGAGCAAGGTTCGGATTTCCCGTATATCCCCACGGATACCTTCGGCGAAACCATTTGAAACGGGCCGGGAATTCTTTTCAGCCTTAGCTGCAAAAATGGCCGCAATCGATGAAATTGTTGCAGCGGCGATTAGTCCAATCGCGGCGATTGTTTCGGTCATTTGTCATTGTTGCCAAATGCTGAATCGTTGGGATTTAGATACCTAAGAATAACCGGGGCAACGGCTGCGATACCAGCCATCGCAATGGCCTTCGGATCGGTCACACCGGCCATGTAAACGGCCAACCCGGCGGCCAGGAAAGAACGCAACCATGAGGCTGCCATCGCTTTGAATTGATTCATTTCGTTTTCCCCAGCTTCTCAATAAGCGCAGCGACCTTCGCCGGCGTCAACGCAATTTCAAAATGCATTTCATCTTTTCGGTTTTTGTAATCTCCACCCCAAATTAAACCGTATTTTTTGGCCAGGGCTCGGATCATTGGAACCTTCTCATTTGGGAATGTCCCAATCTTGCCCAATGGGTGCCGGGTGGCATTCAGATCGATGGCCGTGCCGCTTGAATGATTGCTCAGTTTGTCGGTGGTACCACGTACCATTCGGAAACAATAGCCCCAATCATCCAGCCCGCCTTCATCAATAGGTTCGATCAGCTCATGGAATTCAGCCGCAAATCCCACCAATAAGGGTCCAACCGATTTGGCACAATGCAATTTGATTTTTGTACCAGGAACCAAAAACGTTTCGATGCCTAGTTCGGCCCGGTCTTTCGAGGCAGGCCAGCCGTTATGTGAAATCATTTATCCGGTGATGGCTTTCGCTTCATCCTCGGTCAATCCTAAGGCCGCCAATTTTGCAATGGCTGATTCTTTCGCAATGGCTTTGTTTGCTTCGGCAGTCGATTCCAAATTGGTCAATCGCTTCATTTCCAATTCAATTTTTGCCAGGGTAGGTGCATCGCCTTCGAGTTTATGCCAAATGATTGTTGAATAATCATCGGCGGTAATAACGAATTCAGAATTTGGCCGAAGTGATTGAATTGCTTGAACTAGTGTGGTCATGATCAGGCTCCAATTTCGAGTAAAGTAATCGACGATAATTTGCTACCGCCCTGAGCAACAACAACGCCACTGTTGGCCGTCGTGTTTACCTTGACTTGTGTTTTGTAAGTTGTTGCGCTTGTGGTGTTTGGAGAATCTAAGCAACTAGATGTGATCATTGTTGTAATTGCAATGAAAGTCGCACTATTTGCATTGATCCCCATCGTGGTTCCCAAATCTTGAATTGAAGTGACGCCTCTGACCAATTGAACCGCACCGCTAACCCCGACGGCACTTCTTTCGGCGTCGAGTGTTTGACTGTAAATTACCAAAATTTTACTACTTGTTGCGCTTGGCGTGATAGTTGCGGTTAAAGTTGAGTCTGTGTATGTAGTGCTAGCGACGGTGGTAGATGTAGTGGTAGTCGCATTCACAACCTGCAAAACTTTACCGCCGCCAGCAGCCGCGGCCCATTTCATGCCTGTTGCCTGAGTTGAATCAGCGGTTAAAACCTGACCGTTTGTACCAACGGCTAATCGTGAAACCGTGTCGGCTGCGGTTGCCGCAATCAGATCGCCTTTCGCATCAACAATCGATTTCGCCACTGCGCCATTTGCTAGATCGTAAGCAGATTTCACACTATTAGGCGTTGCGGCAGTTGTAGTCGATGTCGATGATGTCGAATCGGTAAGTTGAACCGCACCAGACTGCGTAGTTGATGAGGCTTGAATTCCCACCGTGATTGCTCCGGATGTGCCTCCACCGGTCAACGGTGATGTTGCGGTTATTCCGGTGATGTCACCCTGATCATTTGCGATCCACGTGAAATCCATATCCGCATTTGTTGCCTTTGAAAGAATCTGACCTGTTGTTCCACCTAATAAATCGGCCATTGAGGTTGCAACTGCCTGACCAAAAACTTCAAAATCGGCAGGCAGGTCCGTGACCAAATCTGTGTTCGTTGGCATTTGCCAGTTGAACGGCGTTGTTGGATTGCTCATATTTTCTCCTTATGCTACGACTAGCGCATTTTCCCACGTGAGTGTGTTTGTGATTGTGTTCCAGGCTTCCGACACGCTGACTTCTTGCCACTTCAATGCCTGGATGGAATAGGCCAATGGGGACAACAATGCCGTGACGGACAGGGTGTTATAGCCGGCGGCAAATTGCCAACCTTCAACGAAACCAAGATATTGGCCCGCCGTCATATTGTCGGGCAGATCGGTAATTCGTAGCGGCATTCCCATGAATATGTTGATCATTGAATCCCGGTCTGCGTCATCCAATTCGGGGTTGGTCAATTCGTAAGTGATCGATTGCATCATGGCTTCGGGAAATGCCCGCAGGGTTAGGTAAAATGCGGCCTGACTAATTGCGTCGGCGTTATCGTGCAGGGTGGTTGTAATCACCTGGGCCAACCGGCCAAATGTGGCCACCGACGCCAAATCCTCATCGGATACCTCGCTGCTTGAATTTGTGCCGTATTTGATCGTTACATCATTTCGAACGTCACCGGATCGGGTTTGAATTTTGATTCCGCTGGCTAGGGCTTGATTTGCCGTAACATCCACGTATCCGTTGGTTGCGAGATATTGGGTCCGGTGTGTGGAATCGGCGTAGGAAATCTGCCCCTGCGCATTTTCGTAAATATAACCAAGCCCCGAAGTGGCCAACGCGGAAACCAATGAATAAACATCGATCACGTCCGCTGATCTAGCTGCAAGGTCGTAATTTCCGGGAGTATCGATCTCACCCAATCCAACGTTTTGAGCCTGTGCCCATGTTTCCGTTGCCGGTGTGTAATTGCCCCACGTTAATGCCGCCGGGACTTCGGACCAGTTATTAATTAATAAATCGGTCAAAACCTCAAGAATCTGGTTTCCGTCAAAATCACGATTTAGGCTGGTACTCCATAACGCCTTCGGCAGTCGAGATAAGGCACCCAGGGCCACGATTGAGATTATTTGGCTAATTGCTACCGATCCACCCTGGGTCACTTCAATGGAAACGTCGGTAACCGATCCACCCCAAATCGGGACGTATGTTCCGGTTGAATCTTGAATTGATATTCCCACAGAATCGTTGATGTTGATTGAAACCTGTGATTCCGTGACATTGTAAATTGAAAGATTGCAATACCCAGCCTGGGCTTGCTCATAAATGTTTGATCGGCCACTGGTTGCCGTCAAATTGGCCAACACGTAGTTTTCGTAGCTGATGCCGTTAATCGTCACCTGCCAGATTGGATTCCAAATCGTCATGATGTGACCAACGCATTGGCACCGTTTGTTCCACGATAGAACGAATTATTCAAAACATTGATGATCGTTCGGGCCGTACCTTCAGGATCGATGGCACCGGATACGTTTAAATTGATGACCGTTCCTCCACCCATTGCCCCGTTTGGAATAATCGATCCGTTTGATCTAGGCGTAAAAATTTCCGGGCCACGTTCGCCGACCAGGTATGACGTGCCACCTGCTACGGGGCCACCGTTGGCCCTACCGCCGCCGAATGCCGTTTCCAATGCCCCACCGATGAATTGCGTCACCGGATTGTTTTTGATGAAATTGACGATTGCTTTGATTGCGTTGAACGCCTTATTGACTAGATCAACCAGGGTTGCAAATAGATCGATAACAATTCCAATGGCAGACCCCAACGCACTGAACGCAGCTCCTAGAACCTTGCCAATTACGGGTGCATAAACGTCACGAACGAATGTGGCAATAGCCTTGAACAAGGTGAACAAGGGTGCCAGTTTCTCTCGGTTTTCCTCGATCTTGCCCGTGACCTTTTCAAATGCGGATCGAAGGCCATCGATAATTGGCGTCAAATAACTTTGTAACGCTGGGATAACGTAATCCGTGATGAATGCCCAAATGGCCTGAAATGTTGGAATAACGAAATCCTTGATGTATCCGGTCAACGTTTGAAAAACGGGTGTAAGTTTTGGACCTAATTCCTCAGCTAGTTTTTGGATGGTTGGAATTACTTTATCGACGAAACCGGTGATCATCGGGGTAATTGCATCGAGTACGAATGACCCAACGGTTTCTTTACCTTCATTAAATGCAACCTTCAACCGATCCATTTTACCGGCGAACGTGTCTGCCTTTTCTGCCGCCTGCCCTCCGAATGTTTCGGCCAATTTGGCGGTGATTTCCTCCATCGACATTGTTTTGAGTTGGGCAGCCGATAATCCAATTCCCAATTTGGCCAATGCCCCGGCGTTACCTTCCTGGGCCTTCGCCATTGCATTTGTGACGGCTTCGAGTGACTTACCACTTCCGGCGGCTACATCAATGGCGGTTGCCTGTAATTTCAGGGCCGCATCGGAATCACCGGTTGCACGGACTAGCCTTTCAAAACTGGGACGCAATTCATCATCGGTCAGACCGGTCAACAATGATGTTTTGAGAATTTGAGATTCAACCGCAGCAATTTGTGAATTGGTTGCACCGGTAACGTTGGTCAACGTTGTGGCCAACTTCGCCTGGGCTGCTTCATCCTCAATGGCCGATTTGACGCCATCGATTAACAATTTGCCGGCATAAGCTGCGGCGGCTACTCCGGCGGCTGCAAATGCGGCGCCGGCTACCTTGCCGAATTTTCCTAACTTATCGCCAAAACCCGAAACCTCTTTACTGCCTGAATCCAAATTTTTCTTTAAATTGTCGACGTCACCCAAAATGGAGAGTTTTAGCGTTCTCGAACCTTGACCAGCCATCACCACTCCTTCGCTATTTTACTGAAAGAATTTTCCCATTCGTTGATGATATATGGCTGTTCGGCACGCAGGGTTGGATAAATAAACCAACCGCGTGATCCTCGACCTTCACGGCCTGACCACACCGGAAATTGCTTAAACCTATTCGATCCAAATTCCGATCCACCCCACAGGTCACGGGTGGTTGCACCGCCTGAGAATTTTTGCGATACGTAACCAAATGAAATTTCGCCGATCTTGCTTGATTTGCTTACCTTTGAACCTTCGGCAATTCGGCTGGCAACTTTGCTCGATGAAAGGCTGCTCGCCTTCGACGATATTTTGCCCTGGAGATATTCGGCCAACGCACTGGAAACCAGTTTCGCTTCCTGGGTTGCCTGTTCGTCCATGTTCTTAAATGCGCCAACAATTTTGCGCAGCTCGGTCTTATCGTAAGCAATAGCGTCATCGGCCATTTCGCTGCTCCAATACTTCCAACGCGGTCAAAATCTTTTCGGCGGTGTCCCATTCGGTCATGGGAATTTGCGTGGCAATCGCTAGTTCAATGACTAGTCGGTTAAGACTGCCCCGCTGGTGGCTTTTGGGTCGGAATCCGAAAATGTCACATCTGACACGGTTTCGGCCCACACTTCAAATGGTTTCACGGGTTTTCCAGCGTTTTCACGTTTCATGGCGTTATAGGCCAAAAATAGCAAATCACTGATTCCAATTTCATTCGCCTGTTGAATTGTCTTGCCCGTTTTGTTTTCCCATTTCATCCATTCCGGTGGGGCAGCGATATAGGTTGCCACCTCACCGGATTGGAATTCAA